TTAGTTCTCACCGTAGGCGGCAATCATCTCACCAAGGTTCTGAATAAGCTGCTCACACGCTGCACGGGTGACATTGGTGAAGCCATTGGTTTTCATGGCAATCTGCTGAACAAACTCTTCCTGGTCAGAATCCTTGTCCATCAGAGTCTTGCAGGCTTCCTTGAGTGCCTTAATCTGCAACTCATCAGCCTGTCCGTCAGTACCCGTCATTTCCTTCTTCGCTTCCTCACGCTCCTTCGGAGTGGCGGGTGCAGCTGACTTCTTTTTCTTCTCCTTCTTAGCCGTTTCCGGGTTCGGAGCAGGAATCTCTTCTTCCTCAACCTGGTCATCAGAACCAAGATTAGCGTCAATGTCATCGGGTTCAGTAATATCCAGAACCGCCATCCAGAGGTAACGGCGCAGGTAAGTAATGGAAGAGCCAAGAGCCTGCATGGGGTTGGTGACCTCCTTGCCTGCATTGCTCACAATCGGCTTCACCTCACGGTACGGAACACGGAACTGCATAGGTGCTTCCTCAATGTTATCCACGTTGTAGACCTTCATCACAGCACCCTCATCCGTGAAATCAATCTCCGTGGTAAGACCCACACGGGCGAAGATACGGGTTGCAGGCGGCACAATGTCCTCCAATTCAAAATACTTGAACTCAAGGTGCATATTCTTACCCGACTTCTGCACCTTCTGATTCAGAAAGTATAGTCTTGCTTTCGCCAATTTCTGGCGCACGTTCATTGCTTCATAAATATTAGCCATTGTTAATGTCCTCCTTAAAATAACTTTCTTATAAGACCTGCTATCAAATCCGAAACCCTACGCTTTGCCAAACTACCATCACAGCATTTTAGCCAAACCCAGGCAGTCTGAGATATTTCTTCGACTTCAAAGCCTACAACCTCTCCCAAGGTTGCTTTCCAGTCTTTGTTATAGCAATCAAACACTACTTTTTTCTCCGATTGCCAAAACGGGTTTACTCAGCATAAGTCCAATCCTCAGCAAGCATATCAGCCTGGGAAGCAAGCCAACCCATCTGAACCCCAGACGTACCTACAAAAGCGATAGCCTGGTTGCCGATTGCGTCATGCTCGCAGTTCACAATCTTTCCATCAGAAGTGACATAAGAGATACCAGACGCAAGCTGAATGTACTGCTTCTTGCCGTTCCAACCCTTACGGGATACCTTCTCACCACGCTTGAGTGCGGCGATTGCCCATCCGAAGTTACGCAGCTTCTTCACCTCATCCGCAGACTCATTGACGTTCTTAGGCTCATCGTCCTCAACAACTTCCCAGTCACCGTTCATTACCCACAGCAGGTCACGAGGGAAGAGTGCCGCAGCCGGGACTTCCTTACCTTCCTCAAAGTGATTGATGATTTCACCATCCTTGTTCAGATACCAGTAGGCTTTCTTCCATGCTGCCAACTTAATCTTCTTGCCTGCTCTCAGTGCATTGTCTACTTCGCTATACTTCATTGTCTTATCCTCCTTAATCGAATAATGCTAAAGATTTCTTTTTCAAGGAATTGATTCTCCTTGTATTCTTCCGGGGCGGTTTTACACCCAGGAACTCACGAATGTTCTTCTGTGCCAGTTTCAGATACCAGTTACGGTCTACCACATCAATAGACAACTCATTGTTGTTGTCTACCATGCAGTGAACTGGCAGACTGGGAACTTTTGCGTCCTTACCTGTAACAGCGTGAGTTTTGTAGATGGTTCCATACCGTCTATCAGCCGTGGCATATACCCGGTTGACCTTCTGCACGGGAACCTTATCTTCACCCACCATCTGATAGCACCCGGAATATTTACCTCCAACCTTTGCAATCACCTGGAAGTCCAGGATATTCGTACTTGCCATTATCGTTTCTTCTGGGTCTACACCCTTTACAAAGTAATCCTGGATTGCCCGTGCGACTATAACCGCATTGTTGTTGATATTCCACGCACCACCGCTCATGTTCTCCCAGGCAGGGAGTCCCATTTTGGTGAAGTCAATGTTTGCATTGGTCAGAATACCTCTTACCAGTGCGCCGCCCTTGACCTTCGGCTTGCCGTTACCCACAGGAACCTCAACGTAGTTGTTTACATCTCGCTGCACAATTTTCTGAATGAAATCCTCTTCCAGTTCAAACCCGGTTCTGTCCTGCCATTCCTGGGTAATTTCCTGCCATTTTGCTTCATCGGAGTTGTCGAAACTCACCATGATACCATCCGTGTTAAGCTGAATGATTTTCAGAGTTGGACACTCACTGACCAAGTGCATTGACAGTTCCAGTAGGAGAAGCTGTCCTGTGATACAAACTGAACGTCCCATCAGAGGGTCATACAGGTCATTGAAAGCCACGCCATCTTTACCGTTAAGCATGGTTCCGTAGGTTGTGTTCAGTACCAGTTTCAGAGCGTTTGCCGTGACCTTATCCCCGGCTTTCTTCGCCTGTACTCTCTCTTCCAAGGTATCTACATACACCTGCGGGGAAGGAATATTGCGACTACAGAAGCCGTATTTCTGTCCCTTTGAGAGAGGAATGGTCATCAAGTGTGGGTAATAACTTGCCACGTCCTTGTTTCGGATTGACCTGCCCTCAGTAGCTTCTTCCACATAAGTAGGAATTGCACCGTGGATACCTCCGTAGGCTATCGTGCATTTGCACTCACCAATGGAAAAGTCCAGGGCGGCTCCCTTGTGCTTCACACCTTGTTCATCGTAGCCACCAAACAGAAGGTAGTTCGGAATGTTCGGGTCATGCAGCTTGTCAAAGAAGTCAAACACTTCCTGCGGAATGTACTGCCGAAGCAGCTTGTCCGGGTACTGATAATCTCTTTCGTCTGTCCATGGCTTCTCTGGTTTCTGGGCTTGCAGATACACGCTTGTTAGTTTGGCATTGGTCATGTACATAGCCTGTCTGTCAGTCAGACCACGCTTCCTGCCTACAGCCGCTTTGTTATCCAGATAACCTTTCCGCAACTTGAAAAGAATCTCTGTTGCGTCCACATCGTACTTACAGTAGTAAGTAGTCTGTGCCTTTTCTGATTCAGAGAGAACGTGGTCAACGTTGAAATCAACCTCTGTTTCCTCAATCGGGATACCCAGGTGGGCTTCAATCCCTTTAAGGGATACACCGTCCTGGCAATCATCCTTGAGGTCGAAGCTGTCAAAATAGACCCGATACTCTCTCAGAGCGGGAATGTCCCACCCGTTTAGTTCGTGAACGATGATGAGGTCATTTATCTCTTTCACCTGTTCCGGGGTGAACCCACACATAACTGCCTTGAGTATGTGGTTATCGTAGTGCTTGTTGTTGAAGCCGCCCAGATACGGGTTACGCTCCATGAAAGCCAGAACTTCATCATTGTCGTTCCAGATAACCGTGTACTCTCCCGTGGCTACTTCTTTGAACACAAACAGCCAGTCATGGGCAAATACCTCACAGTCGAATATGTAGGTTCCCTCAACCATCGTTACACAGCCCTTCTTCCAGAGCCTTTTGTACCTGCAAGATTTCTTGTCTTGCCTGTACGCAGCGGCGAATCATTGACGCTTTGGAGTGTTCGGGAGGAATTATGCCCCACTTGTCGGGTGTGGCTCCCATACTCTCTTCCACGCCGTCCAGAAGAAGTTGAGCAGTAGTGAAGTGGTTCTTCATACTCTTCGTCATCTTCATCTTCGTAGTCCTCCAAGTCATACAACCAGTTATTTGCCCAGGAGAACAGTGCCAGGTATGCAGTACAAAGGACATTGATGAAGAGCATTGTCATCCCGTAGACTTCATCATCCAGAGCGCAGGCAGTGAACAGCCACGTTATGCCTACGATATATCTGATTGTTTTCAGAACTTTATTCTTCATGTCAATCTCCTATAAATTCGCACCCACACTTCCTGTAACTGGTGCAGCGTTGTTTGAAAGATTTCTGCAATGACCGTATGCAGTCAACATAGTCATAAGCTATCGGCTGCTCCTTACCGTCAAAGGTTCGGGCGATACGTCCTACGCTCTGAACTATCACCGCATAGTCTTTCTGGGGGGTTGTTAAGTACAACCTGTCCAGTCTGGGAATGTCCAGACCTTCTTTTGCCAGGGAATATGTTGCAAACAGATACCGTTTCTTGCCAGTCCTCATATCCTCAATAGCCTGTTCCCGTTCAGCTTTTCGCTTCTTACTGGTCATCTTTCCATCTATCACCGCTGCTTGCTCCCTTAGTTTCAAAGGTAACTGCTCATACAGGTATTTAAGATGGTCAACCCTTTCTGATAAAATCAGATTGAAATGCTCACGGTTCTCAACCAGGTCATCAAGAATAATCTTGTTTCGGCTTTCACATTCTGTGAGGTAGGTAATCATTTTGCAGTAGTTAATTGTGCCGTCACTGTTCAGATAAGCAGGACTCAGTTTCACGTCCGTACCTTTCGGCAGAACACTTACTGTCATAACCCTGGACTTCACTGCTTCATCTGGAACAGTCCATACTACTTGACCCAACATTGCGTAGGTTGCTTTTATCATGCCGTCCGAACGATGGACGGTTGCTGACAGCCCGAACTTATGTCTGGCACACAGCGTATTCAGTACCTTTGAGAACTGGGTTACCGCTGTAGGTGTACCGCTTACTCTGTGACACTCATCCACAATCACGCAGTCCCACTCATTTCTATATTGGTCTAAGTCCAATTTGCACATGGTCTGGATTGTGGCGAAGGTCATAGCCTTGCCGATATTAACCTTTCCTTCGGTTATCGTTCCCAGTAGTTCCGAATCAACATACTGTTCTGCACGGCTCTTGCTCTGCGTCAGCAGGTCTTTGGTGTGTGTCAGCCAGAGGGTTTTTACCCCTAACGCACACGCCAGGGCAATTCCCATCTGGGTCTTACCAGACCCGGCAGGGGATTGTAGAATGCCGTAGTGGTTTATCAGCATTGCCGCAACTGCTTCTTCCTGGTAGTCATACAGCGGAACCTTGCCGCCGTAGTCAACCTTCTTCGGCTCTTTGAACAGCTTCTTCATATCTCCTTCCAGAAGCGGCAGGATTGCTCTCAGACACCCGAATGGGAGAATCAAGCTATTTCCATTTACCTCATAGAGATAAAGCGTTCGTGGGGTATTCCCAAGCCACAGGTGCATTCTGGCTTTTTGCTGATACTCTGGGTTTGTCATTTCCAGATTCTCTTTGCACCACTTAATCAGTTCGGGTGAGGGGTCAAGGATTTTCAATCGGCTCCCGATTTCTATAAACATCCATTTCCTCCAACCACTCTTGAAAGGTCTTGTACTCTGGAAACTCTGACTCTGTAATGCTGCCCTGCCCGTAAAGCTGCCGCAGACATAACTCATCGAAGTGAATCATATAAATCTGTCCATCATTCAGCTTCATAGCGAAGTAGCAATGCTCATTGCCCTGGGCTTCCCACATGGTCATAGCTGCTTCCTGGTTTGGTTCAATCCGGGATAACGGGAAGCGGTTGTTGGAACATACTTTGCAGTCAATCAAGACTGCTATGTTGTCCCGAACCGCAAGCACATCTGCGGGTTGTCCTACCTGGTTTTGTGCCAGATTGTGCGCCCAGAAACCTTGCTCTGCCAGAAGTTCACACAGTTCCTCTTCAAAGTGGTTTCCCATTGTTTTGTTCACTTGCTTCATAGGTTTCTGCTCCCACTGCACCTCACAAGGAGGTGCAGATAACGATTCTTGATTTTGAAAGCGGGGCGAACGCCAAAAGAGTCAGAAGCGTTGTAACAGTACGCATGCCCGTCGTAGCTCACACGGGCGAAGTAAGGAGCAGATTCTCTGACCTTGTTCATCAGCCAGTACCACTGTAAGTTCTCATCCTTGCTGCCATCGAACGCCATACGGTTTCTACGTTTCTTCATAGGCTTCCACTGCTTCACATACGGGCTTTCATACTCACCGTAGTAGTTCTCTCCGAAAATCTCTTTCTCAGTCGGCAGACGGAGCAGGTCACCGTTGTCAAACGGAGTCATCATAGCCTTGAGTTCTGCCGGGAAGAGATTCAGAATCTCACCATTCAGCTTCTTACGCAGGTCACTCTCTTCGTAACCTCCTTCATTGGTACTGGTGCTGTTCATCGGGTACTCACCAGGCAGGCAATCAACCAGGCAGAAAATCATGCCGTCCTCTTCCTGCTGCATAGCCATAGCCTGCACCTTCACACCATCCGTGAGTTTGACCTTGATAATATCTTCAACCTTAAAAGTATCAACGTCAGACTTAATCATTCTTTTTACTTTCATTGTGTTTTCCTCCACTTGTACGGCTTACCGTATTTTTCTTGATACCAGATTTCAAACTTCTTGCGGTTTTCCTCATTTTTGAAGTATTCCTTCACCCTGTCAGCAAGGACAGAACAAAGTGCGCTTCCTTCTAATGTGCGAAGCATTAAGCCCCATCAACGAGGACGGAACCATTCTCATACTTGTCCAGAATATCCATGGACAATTCAATGATTGCGTCCGCTTTAGTACCGTTTCTGGTTCCCGAAATTACTGAACTCATCTCTGTCTTATCAGTCACAATACCCCGCAAGGCAAGCTGACCAATCAACCAGACGTAAGACAGCTTATGCTTTTTAAGCCGCTCACGAATGTTTTCACGTTCCTCCACGTTTCCGCTTCCTCCTTTCATATTAGAATCTTGTAAACTAAAGTTGACAACAGACTCTCCAAAGGTTATAATGAAGCTACCACACCCATATACCATTGAAAACTCTGCGGGGTAAAATTTATAGCCCGGAGGGGCTATTTCTTATACCCTGTAAACAACTTTTGTTGACATACTCAGTATAGTAGAGATTTCCCAAATTGTCAACAGGTATTTTAGAGTTTTCCCCAAATTTATTTTTAGGAGGGTTCTTATGGATACCTTAGAACGTATTTTGGAGTTACAAAAACAGTCGGGATTAACAGTAAAAGCCCTTGAAGCTGCTACAGGTATATCTAATGGCAGTTTTAGCAAATGGAAAAAGGGAACATATGCGCCCAGTGCCGAAGCCGTACTAAGACTGGCTAAATATTTTCACGTTTCTACTGATTATCTATTCTGTTTATCCGATTCACCTTACCCAAAAGTAGAGATTTCCCTAACAGAAGAAGAGCAATTACTGCTTGAAGCATTTCGTTCCGCTACCGCACAAGGCAGATTCAATATTATTACCACCTGTATGTGTGAGAAGCGAAAAGGGGACAACGAAAGTGCCGGGTAATTGATTTTATAGAATGGAGGAAGAACCATGTATGAGGATATAAAAACAGCCTGCCTATACGTTAGATTCTCAAGCCATAACCAGACTGAGCAATCTATTGAAGGGCAGACCCGTGTTTGCCGTGACTTCTGCAAGCGGCATAATATTAGAATCGTAGAGATATATGCTGACAGAGCCACGTCTGCCAGTAAAGACATTGAGAAGAGAGTCCAGTTCCTCAAGATGATTAAGGACTCTGAGAAGGGCTTGTTTGACGCTGTTATTGTATACAAGCTTGACCGCTTTGCCCGTTCCCGGTATGACTCAGCCACCTACAAATATCGCTTGAAGCGTAATGGGGTACAGCTTATTTCAGCCACGGAAAATATCAGCAATGACCCGGAAGGTATCATTCTGGAATCCGTGCTTGAAGGTATGGCTGAGTTCTACAGTGCCGAACTCTCCCAGAAAATCAACCGTGGTATGAGAGAATCAGCCTATAAGCATAACTCTATAGGAGGGGCAGTCCCCCTGGGATACAAGATTGAAGATAAGAAACTGGTGATAGACCCTAAAACGGCTCCCCTTGTAAAAGAAGCCTTTGAAAAATATGCGGACGGAGAAACAGTTGCAGAAATCTGCCGTCAATTTAATGCCCGTGGGTACAAGACCTCAAAGGGTACAGCTTTCGGAAAGAGTTCTTTTACCAAAATATTCCGTAATGAAAGGTATATCGGAGTCTATACTTTCCATGACTACCGTGCGGAAGGTGCTGTACCTGCTATTATTGACAAAGACTTATGGGATAGAGTACAGCTTAGAGTCGGTAAGATTAAAAATGCACCTGCCCGGAATAAAGCAAAAGTAGTCTACCTGCTCAGTGGTAAATTGTTTTGCGGACATTGCGGAAGCAGGATGAACGGAAACAGCAATGCCAGTAACTACTATTACTACCAGTGTTACGGAAAGAAGAATGGTCATCTTGACTGCAATAAAAAGAATATCCGTAAGGAGTTCATAGAAAGACTGGTTGCCCAAGACGCTCTATCTCTCCTTACGGATGAATATATAGAACAGATTGCTACTATTGCCTGTGAGAAGAATCAGTATGAAATTGAACTGGATTCAGCCCTTCCAACTATCCGTGACCATATCCACCAGGTAGACGTATCCCTCAACAACCTTCTTAAAGCTATTGAATCCGGGTCAGCCCCAGATATGCTTGTGAAGCGTATGGGTGAATTGGAGAAGGAAAAGAAAGACCTGCAAGTACAGGCTAAGAAAGAATCTGATAACCTTATTGAACTGGACAAAGCCCAGGTTATCTATTGGTTAGAACAGTTCCGGGGCGGCAGTATCGAAGATGAAGAGTTCTGCCGTATGCTCATTGACCTCTTCGTAAACTCTGTAACTGTATGGGATGAGGACGATGACACCTATAAGGTCACAGTGGCTTATAATCTAACCTCTTTACCGACAAAAACGTACCGCCTAAATAAAGGCGGCACGTTGTCGGATTTCGCTTCCAATGCACCTGGTGAAAGCCGCCGAGGAATATATCCAGGAGGGAAAGGCCAGCATCGGCTGGTATTTCACCACCATGCCCTCGGATCAGTGGAAAAACGACCTGGGTGCCGCCATGCTGGAATACGCCCAGGGCACCGGGGACTGGGATAAGGTGAAAACGGCCTTTGTGGAGGGCTGGGCCAGCGAATACCAGGCCCGTCAGTAAAGGGGCCGCCCCCAGGAAAGCAAAAGGAGAACGGAATGGAAAAAACGCTGAAACGATGGTTGCCGCTTTTTGGGCTGCCCACTCTGGCGGCCTTTACGGTGGGGTTCCTTGTGCCCTTTGTCATGGGGATGGCCCTTTCCTTCTGCCGCTTTACCACGGTGTCGGACGCCCGCTTTGTGGGCCTTGCCAACTATAAAAGCATCCTGGGGGATGGGGATTTCCTCCATGCCCTCTGGTTCACGGCCCTGTTCACCCTGGTATCGGTGGTGCTCATCAATCTGCTGGCCTTTTCGGTGGCCCTGCCCCTCACCAAGGGGCTGCGGGGCACCAATCTTTTCCGCACCGTCTTTTTCATGCCCAACCTGATCGGGGGCATCGTGCTGGGCTATATCTGGCAATTGATCTTCAACGGGGTGCTGGCCATGTTTGGCCGCACCCTTACCTACAGCCCGGTGTACGGCTTCTGGGGCCTGGTCATCCTGATGTGCTGGCAGCAGGTGGGCTATATGATGATCATCTATATCGCGGGGCTCCAGAGCATCCCGGGGGAACTGTACGAGGCCGCCCGCATCGATGGGGCCAACCCCCGCCAGATCCTGTTCCGGATCACCCTGCCCCTTTCCATGCCGGCCATCACCATCTGCACCTTTCTGACCCTCACCAATTCCTTCAAGCTCTTTGACCAGAACCTGGCCCTCACGGCAGGCCAGCCCTCCAACAAGACCCAGATGCTGGCCTTGAATATCTACGACACCTTTTACAGCCGGGCCGGCTGGGAAGGGGTAGGCCAGGCCAAGGCGGTGGTCTTTTTTGTGCTGGTGGCGGGCCTGGCACTGATCCAGCTGTATATCACAAGACGCAGGGAGGTGCAGCAATGA